TTTTAATACGGGGCCTTCAATCCCCCGGGCCCGGCTTCTTCGAACCGTTTCCGGCCTACCAAACCCTACCCGACACTCTGTTTTTCAGTTTTCCAGCCCTTCCGGGCTGCTGTTACTGAGGCTTGCTTCCCTCGGCACCACGGTGGGGACAAGTCCCCGGTGTTGTACGCCGATTAAAATTCATTTTCGATTGTTGTTCAGACGAGAACCGATGTTCGTGTTCGTGTTCGAAGCATCGTTATTCGCATTCGCGTACGAAACACCGCCATTCGGGTTCGCGTTGTTGCCAGCACGATAAACCACACGGCTTATGGGAGGCGCCACCTTCTTTATGCAAAAGTACGATTTTCACAATTTATTGTTCAACAAAAAGGTACAAAACCTGGAAACAAAAATATTTTTCGACGGGCTGACGCCCGTATGGGACGGTGTTCCCCTCATCGGGAAACACCGGACGTTTTGTCGCTTCGCTCCCGCTTTGACGCTTTACGCGGCCGGTCATGCTACCTCGCTTATCGCTTTAAACGCCACGACGCTCGACGCCTTGACGAGCCGGCCGCGGAAGGCCAGACGAGAACCGATGCTCGTGACCGTGTTCGAAGCATCGCTATTCGCATACGCG